AGTGCGAACATAAACCGCACCACCACCGCCTTCGCGCCATGGCTTGCCAATACCTTTGCCATCCGTCTTATCTTCTTCGTTTACAGGAACGCAGTTAGGGACCATTTTGTCGCCTTTCTTCTTCATTCCCTTTTGCGTATATCCAGTCCAGCATTCCTCAAGACCTTCCTCAATTGGATAATCAAGAACGACTGCCTGACCTTCGTATTCTGCGGTCTCACCGATATCTGAATTGAGCATATCAAGTTCAAATTCATCGGCAGGTGTGTACTTACCTTCTTTATAGAGTTTCTTGGCTTCTGAGATCATTTCAAAAAACATCTCAGATCCTGGACGGAAAACATTTTCGGTAAAAGAGATTTGATTTTCAACATGAAACTCAATGGCTTCCTTTACAGACAATTTCTTGTCTAAGACTGCCTTCAATTTTTCTTTATCTCCAGTCTGTCCAATACGAATGACTGACTTTTGATATTTCCAATCTGGAATCTTTCGAAGTTCAGTTCCGCCACCCCAACTCTTCACACGCTCATATCCTGGTGGTACAGGATGACCGCCTGGAGGACCAGGAACTTGGCGTGGTGTTGGCATGAAATGTTTTAGTGGCTTCTTTTCTTCAACCTTAATCATTGATACTGTTGGGAGACCATCGAGCGTTGAACTGCGAAGATCTCCAGGAGTCATCTTTCCTTTCTTTGGTTTCTTCGTATTGATTGTTGGTGTTAGATCAACTGCTTCCTGAACATCTGGACAGCATTGCAATTCTGTCTCAAACATTTCATCAATCTCTTCGCGAAGATCTTTATCTGCTGTGTGATAAGTCTTGCCCTTGTTGATGTAAGAGTTTACACGAGCATGCCCCCACTGTTGTGGTGTCGTTCCTGGACGGTGACCAGAGTTCCATGCAGCAACTCCGCGATTGTAAACCTTGCGGAGAGTTGAGAGCGAAATACCAGATTTGGCTGCTTTTGCAGAAAGTGAATTATCTGCAGCTGCTTCTTCAATTTTATTTTCTTTTTGGCGTTCTTTGACTGCTGTGATGTTTCCAGATCGTGCGATGTGTCGCAACTTCTTTGGTAAGGCTTCTGCTTCGTCCATCATCTTACGAACAGCCAATGTGTGTTTGCTTGGCTTCGTCTTTGCAGTCTTATCTCCAGGAGCAGGTTCATATGCTCTTGGATCTTTATCAGAATACTTGCTCATCTTTTTCCAATGAGTCTTACGTGCCTTTGCAGTTGATGAACTTAATCCTGCAACATACTTCTTTGGGAGTCCAGATTCTTTATCTTTTGCTACTGCGGGAAATCTTTTTTCGCGAAGCAGAGTAAAAGCCTTCGGCTGTGATTCCTCTTGAATCTCTAATCCGTGGTCAACAACTCTTGCAAGAAGTTTTTCAATCTGCGCACCGAAGAAAACCTTTTCCATGTCTGAAGACTCGTTTAGATTGATTGAGTTATTAAAGACAAAACAATCTAGTTCTTCGGCTAACTTTTCTGCGCGATACCACTTCTCAAGTCTCTTTTGATCAGAAAGTGGGATGTCTCTTGCGTCATTTCTTTCGCGGCTTACTTTGTTTGAGACAGAAACATAAACATGGTCAAATGTATAACCCTCAAGCATTGCTTGGACAACTTGAATCTTCTCTAAATCTGCTGCGCCATTGATCACAACATTTTGATTGTTTTCAAATAACTCAGAGGCAGTGCCATTGAGAATTTGATCAATCTGAAGTTCCATTAAATCAAAACGAGAAAAAATGTTCTTAAGAACATAATCTTTTCCACTTCCTGGACCACCAAGAAGAAAAATACCTAATGGAGCTGTTGTGTTTTCGTTCATTGCTTTTTTTACCTTATCATGTAATTTTGCGCCAAGTTCTTTGTCGCTGTAATGAGAAATGAATTCGTCGCGTTTTCCTGCTGCTACAAGACCACGAAGTTTTGAGGCTGACATACCTTCTGCTCCAGTTGCATCAGGATCGCGATGTCCTGCCGATTTTACTTCAACTTTTTTAATTCCAGGAAATTCTTTTTTTCTGTATTTATTGAGCAGAGAATCAAACTCTCTGACACGATCAGAGCCAACAACCATTGTCACATGAGTGTGCCCTTGTTTCTCAAGATGTTTCATTGCATCAATTGCTGTGCGCACTTTTTTCTCTGACACCACATTTGCGTCTGGGAATAATCTACGCATTGCACCCACTTTCTCATTATGAGTTAATGGATTGTTATTTTTGTCTTGGCTATGTGATGGAAAAATGTAATGTTTTCCACCAGCCCCCTCAGCATGAGACTGAACTGCAGAAACCAACTTACCATGTCCAGTTTCAGTTGGTGGATTAAAACGTCCAAATGTAAATGTTGCTTTGCTCATATTACACTCTTCTGTGCTCTTAATGCTGCAGAACGTTGGCGATTTGCAATTGTAAACTTGCGTGGGACAAGTTTAACACCACCAGAAACAAATCCCTCGCCTGTTGCTTCTTCGCTACCAATATGGTGTTTATATCCACCATGCGCTGTTTTAGAAAGTGCATCAGCAACTGCAGAGGTTGCTTGTTGAACGTGATGATGAATGTCAAAGGTGCGATCAAATTTCTCAATATTATCGTTCACTTGATTAATCGCAGAATCCATCTCAGATTTCTTTTGTGCTTTTGCTTTTTCTGTTTTGACAGAATCGATGCGCTTCTGATGATACTTCTCAAGAAACTTTTTATACCCTTTTACAGATGGTTTCTCGCCAGTATCAACAGTTGAGTTTGCATAACGAAGAAGTGTTTCTTCGTGTCCAACATGATGTTCTGTGGAATGACTTTTTGCAAGTTTCTTTGCATTGGCAATATGTTCTACTGCTTTTTTCTTTGCCTCTGGAGACAACTTTCTTTCTTCAGAAGAGACGACATGACTCATTAGATGAACATCTGGATGTTCGTTAAACTCATCTTCTGGAACTGGTGAGGCTTCGCCCTTTGCATTTAATCTAGAATGTATTACAACACTTACTCTAGAACGAGCAAGTTTTTTACCTTCCTCTGAACTTTTTGGAACAGAGTATTTAATGGTATTTGGAGTGTGACTTATTTCCCCATCTTCTTCTTTTCTATCTTCAGGAGAACTTAAATATCCACCTTGATATTCTCCTGCCTTATCTGGGAGGACTTTATGAACATGTTTGAGAATGTTCATAAGAGGTCCAGCCACATAAGGTTTTTTGGCGTATTGTTTCTTTACATCCTCTAGAGAATAATTGTATTCTGCTCCAGGACCTTTGTATTTGACACCGACCTTTCCTTCTGGTGTCTTTACAACTTGGAAAGACATGCGGTCGTCGATCTTTCGAGTGATCGGAGCACGACCGCTAACAACGCCTTGGATTTTGGAGAGAGCCGAACCTACGGCACCACGACTACTTTGAAACGCAGACTCGGAAGGATGTGGTAGGTGTTGGATTCCGCGAACTGGCTTTTTCTGTTCTGTAAGAAACGGAATGTACTGCTTGAATCCAAACATCTTCTCTCCACACTGTGGGATTACCTTTTATTTAGGATTTCATACTGGCAATCGCTCTTGTGAGAGCGGCTGTTACATCAGACATCCCCTCATATGCAGGAATTGTGCAGGTTGAGCGACCAGCCGCAGTTGCAGCCTTAAACTCTTCTGCGGTGAACCACTGTGGCTGAATGCCCATAAGTTCAGCAAGTTCATGCATGTTTACTGAACCCTTGTTTACAAGATTGTAGTAACCATTTGGTTCATCTGATTCCATCAAATCACAGGCTACAACCACTGCTTCATCAAGATCTGTAAGCGAATTCTCACCAGCATCAATAAGTTTGCCGTTCTTGGCATAGTTATAGACCTTGGTCAGATAGTTCTTTGACTCATCTAGACCTGTAAATGGCATGCGAATGCGATAGACCTGTGCCTTATCGCCAAGGTAAACATCAGAAACTCCCTTGGAGACTGAGTAGATGCTTCCGAAATAGTTTGGTGGTGCGTCTACATCATCGATGTCGCCCATGTAGATACAACCACTTGAGAAGTGCGCAAGACGAGTTCCCCATACCTTATCGCATGCGTTTGCGAGCAATGCTGGGAAAATTGCATTGGCTTCAATCGTACCTTGCTTGTCCTTTTCGCAAGCATCGACGTTTGGTGTTCCTGTCTTTCCAGCACAGTTCACTACCCAATCAAAACGAGTATTTTCAATCGTTTCAATTGCGTCTTCATGCGAGCAGAATGTAACCACATGCCCACGATTAAGAAGTTCTTTAAAAACTTTCTTTCCTGTCCAACCACGACCAACAACTAGAAAATGCATATTCATTACCTCATGTTAACGATTCTTGACAAATACTTACCATAATCAGACTTACTATATTTCTGAGCAGACGTCAAAAGACGATCTTTTGTGATCCACGCATTCTTATAAGCAATTTCTTCAGGGCATCCAATCATAGTTCCTGTTCGACGCTGCACCGATCCCACGAAAACAGAAGCCTCTGACAGAGACTCAAATGTTCCAGTATCAATCCATGCCACGCCTCGATTCAAATACTCAATTTTACAATCATGATTCTTCATGTAAATGTTGTTAATGTCAGTGATCTCAAGTTCACCGCGAGCAGATGGTTGAATCTGCCAAGAGTAATCAACAACCTTATTATCATAAAAATACAATCCAGTGATTGCATAATTGCTTGGCGCATATTTTGGTTTTTCATGAATTGCAATTGGATCTCCATTTTGATTTGTTTCTAAAACACCAAATCGTTCTGGATCATTTACATGATATGCAAACAATGTTGCACCAGCACTATTCCAATTTGCAGAATTAAAACGATTGATTAGATCATTACCATAAAAGATATTGTCACCTAGAATCAATGCAACATCATCTTTTCCAATCCAATTTTCAACTAGACGGAAACACTCAGCAATGCCTTTTGGTTCTCGTTGAATTGCATATGAAATTTCAACACCCCATTGAGATCCGTCTTTACACAAACGACGAAACGAGTCTGCATCATTTGGTGAATTGATGATCATGATATCACGAATTCCAGCCATCATCAATGTTGTCAATGGATAGTAAACAAGTGGCTTGTCGTAGACAGGCAACAATTGTTTTGACAACACTTCTGTGCATGGGTAGAGTCTCGTGCCCATTCCACCTGATAAAATAATTCCTTTACGCATTGTACCACTCCAATGTTTTCTCAAGACCCTCAACAATCTTTGTTTTCGCAGACCATCCAAGTTCCTTGAAGATTTTATCTGAATTCATCGCATAACGGAAGTCATGCCCCTTTCGATCAGAAACGTGATTGATCCAACTCTGATACATATTCACAGGCTTGCCCATTAGATCAAGAATTAAAGTAACCATTTCTAGATTACTCATCTCATGACCACCGCCAATATTATATCGTTCTCCTCGCTTAAAATTTTGTCCAATTGTAAGCAATGCCTCACAGTGATCATTTACAAAAATCCAATCACGAACATTTTGACCAGTTCCGTAGACAGGAATTGGAGTATTGTTCTTTATGTGGCGGATTACTGTTGGAATAAATTTCTCGCGATGCTGGCGAGGACCATAGTTGTTTGAACAATTGGTCACAATCGCGTCAATCCCATGCGTGTTCACATATGACCGAACAAGGTGATCGCTGGATGCTTTAGTTGCAGAATACGGATTGCGTGGATTGTATGGAGTATTCTCAGTGAATGGTGGATCATCATGACCAAGAGAACCAAACACTTCATCAGTAGAAATATGAACGAGTTTACCGCCATATCTCTTTACGCACTTTAGAATGTTGTGAGTGCCCACAACATTAGTGCTGACAAAGTCATCGTCACCAGCAATAGAATTATCAACGTGAGACTCAGCAGCAAAGTGAAACGTGATTTCTGGTTCATAGTCTTGATATAAATGATCTACAAATTCAAGATTGCGAATGTCGACTTTTTTGACGTTTAATCGCCAATCTTCCCAAAAGCCATTTAGATTTGATCCATTGGCAGCATATGAATGATTGTCAAGAACGACAATCTCGTCTGAAGGATATTTTTTAAGGTGCGAGATTACAAAATTAGAACCAATAAATCCCAAACCACCAGTCACAAATGTTGTCATAAAACCTCAATTATAATCAAATCTTACCACAATTTCGTTCAATCTAACTTCCTTACCAGCAACCATCGTCTTTCCTCGACCTTTGAGTGCGAGTCTAACAGATGTTTTGTCAGCGACTTCTTTGATAAAACCACTGTCGATCTTTCTTATATATTTTTCCGTTAAGACGTGATCTGCTGTTTTATCACTATTTCTAAAAGTATATTTTCCAGTTAATGCTTCTTCGACAATTGCTAGTTTGATTTTAGCATACTCACCAGACACAGAAGGATTTCTGCGAGTTCCTAGAATATTCTTCAATAAGATATCGTATCTCTCTGCCTCTGTCATCAGTTTGTCTATCTTGTTTCTAGGCAATGAACCAATTTCACCATATTGCTTTTCAAAATTCATTAAAGCAGATAAAATGTTTTTAATTGCAGCAGCATCATAACCACTTTCTCTAGCAAGATTTTTTAGCACACCGTTTAAAAATGAAACAGTTCTTGCTACGCCACCAGAGGACAATTGGATTGAATCGCCATATTTGAGAGAGCATTTAAGCGTCTTGTTTTTAGAAGTCTTAAGAATAAGATCTGTCTTTGGCTCATCTCCGCCAGACAATTTCTCAACACTCTTTATCTCGCCATAAGTTTTTCTAACAACGTCAATAGCGTTTTTAGCAGCAACTTTAATTTCTTTTGGTGCTGCATTATAATTGCTTTTTGCTGTTGTCATCAAAGTGTCTGTTCTACTATTTGGGAGACTTTGTTTTATCAAATAGTAAATACACCACTCAAATAATAGACCCTTATTACTCATTGTTTTTGTAAACCTTTTTAAGAAATCGTTTCCAAACTTTTGGATCTTGTTTTCGAAATGTCTGGCGATACATAAAGATGGCTTCACATTCTCTCCAGCCAATCTTATGTGCGCGACGTAATTTATTTATATCGAGTTTTTCAGCCTGAGTTTCATATGCATGGGCGTCCAATTCATCTGGATTACCATAGTACATAGCCTTCATCTTATTTTGTTTTGGTTTTGGTTTGTACTCTTTCTGTAAGAGAAAAGGTCTTTGTTTTTGCTGATGCTTGTGACGATACTCATGATGAATCGCTCGAATAATCTTCACTGCCAAATTCTTAGCACCATCTTCAGTTATAATTGCTTTCTTAGAATCTTTTGGGAAATGTAAACTGATGTAGATATGCTCTGGAATGATATTTGAAATCTTGTTGCAGTAATGCGCATTTATGATTACATTATGATCTTCATAGTATTCAGAGTCAAATCTTTCTGAAGAAAAACAAACAATGTATGGTTTGAATGCTTTGTTTAACTGACGAATGATTGAAGGTATGTGTTTCTTACCGACCCAATTTTCAGCAAGAGCATATACCTTCTTCTCAATCTTTTGTAGTTTCATTACACTTTTAGATTCTTAAACTTATCTGTGCTCTTTCCACGATCAAACACTGGCTTTGACTCAGCCTCCTTCATCACAGCATCTTGTGCTTTCTGCTCAAGATCATACAACTTCATCTTGGCTCGGTCAACTCCAATTGTAAATCGCTTGTGAAGATTTGGATCGTTGTAGCGATTCTTCAACTGCTTCACAAGCATTTGATTTAACTGCTGCAGTTCCTCATTGCTCACCAATGCAAACATAAAATCAGCAGTAGCAGGCAGACCGAAAGACTCTGAAGTGTCCTCCAGACCTGGATCTGAATTCGAAAAGCCAGACCTTGTCGTCTGAGTTGCGGAGACAATCGGCACGTTATTTTCGACGGCAAGCCCACGAAGTTCTTCTGCGATGGCTTTGATGTATGTGTAGGAATTAACATTCGCGCCAGCCTTAATTCTAGCAGATGCGCAAATATTTAGGTAGTCGATGAAAATAATATCTGGACGGAAGTTCTTCTTCAAAGCAAGATCGTTAATCAGTGCGCGGAAGTGGGCTGGATTAGCAGAGGCAGTTGGATACTCTTTAATAATCAACTTGCCTTTGACCTTTTCCTTGAGTTTACCCATGCGTTTCTCATACATGTCTTTCGGCATGTTCATTAGGTCATCAAGAGAAACGTTGAGAAGATTCGCGTCGATACGTTCAGCAATCTTCTCCTCTGACATTTCAAGGGTTATGTAAAGAACGTTGTAGTTCTGAACCAAGCAACCAGCAGCCACATGACACATGAAAAGAGACTTACCGACGCCAGTACCTGCAAGAGCAATGTTAAGGGTCTTTTGCGGAAGTCCACCCTTAGTGATCTTGTTGAAGTATTCAAGATCAAATGGGATTCTTTTTTCGATGCGATGATAGAAATCGTACCGATCAGTGTAATTATCCAAAAAGTCGTGACCAATATGAGGATCGAAACTAACCCCCAAAGCATCAGACAAAAGAGTAGGAATGCTTCCTTTACCCCTGTTTGGATCTTTGCCATCAAGGATCTGAATTGAATCCATAATTGCATTATAGACTGCTTTTTCTTGACAAAACTTTTCTGTTGTATCAAGTAACCAGCCCACTTGTTGCTCTGTTTTGTCACTTGCTATCTCCTTTAGCAAATCCAGAGACTTATTTAACTCGACTTCAGTGAGTTTTGTTGAATCCTTTAAACTGATTTCAAGTGCTGCGATTGGAGGAAGATTGTTATACTTCAGAATGAATTGTTTTATTTCCTCGAACAGCTTTTTTTCGTGGCTTTCTGTTAGGTACTCGCTCTTCATGAACGGTAGCACCTTTCTCATGAACGTTTCGTTTCTTACCAGATTGGAGAGAATCAGTGTCTCTGTTTTCATGCGGTTCCCCAGAATTCTTTATTGAGCCAATGAGTATACTACGAAAGACATATGAAGTAAACTTATGAAACCTAGAAGATGTTACATCAAGATTGTTTGGATTTGCGACAACGTTCACGTCAAAAAGACATTGACCATCATCATCAATCTTGATGTTATCATACTGAATAATTACACCTGGATATCTTCGAAGCAACTCAATTGAGACTGCTGATGGATTTGAAATATCAACATGAAAAGTATATTCTTTGTCCAAACGAACAAACTTTTCTGCATACCAAAAATCGACTTTTGC